TCGTATTTATTACCTAGCTAATAGAAAAATAAAAAATTATTTTTGCCTGCCTTGTGCAGGCTTTTTATTGCCCTTTAATATTTATAAAATAAAATCAGAAAACGTAATCCACAAAAAAGAGAAAATAATATTCAGGAACAGCAGACAGTGGAGCCAAAAACTTTTGGAGTATTATTCCACAGGACAGCCGAGGAAGAAAAAATAGGGGGAGAGTAGCGGGAAAAATTTTTTTAGAACGTAAGACCCCGAACCTAGATAAATACGGCCAAATTAAGCACTTATGTAGTACATACTTATACTACACTATTAATCCATCTCTGTCAATATCTTTGCCACTAATTTCTTCTTAGCCCAATGTGCATTAGTACCCGCTAACTGTCTAAGCTTACGGGAGGGAAGGGTTTCAAGAAATCTAGCGTAACCTTGTCTTGGTTCTGGAGATCTGTACACAAACAAACCCCCAATCTTATCTACTACACTACGAATCACTCTTAGGTTCCACGCTTATCGAAAGCTGTGGAGCGTTAATGTTCACATTCTCAACACTCTCCCCTATCACTCTTCCCAACGAATCCAAAATCTGTGCTGCTGTCTGCAACTGCCCCTTCCTCACAGCCTTCTCATACAACCTGATCCTCATACCCTGCAAACGTGCCAACATTGTTTCCCTTTCTTTCTCCCAATCTTCATCATTCCACGCTTTCACAGCTTTCCAATCCCTCCACGCCGTATCAATCCCAATATTCTCCCTCTTGGAGTGATCAATAACAAGCTGCCTAGTCGTCAAACCCTCCAACTGCCTCCGATACAACTTCTGTCTCCTCGCCTCAATCACAATATCAGGATTCCTCCTCCCATAAACCTTCCCTCCCAATGGAGCGTTCGGGCTATCAACATTTGGCCTATAAATCGCTTCAGCCACGGGCAGAAACTCGTACTACTAAAGAAATGATACCCCCTAATCCCATAAATAGTCGATACTCCTCAGATACAAACGCAAAAAAGCGTTATTCTTTACTACATGACCACAGCAACAAAAGAAAAATTATCCCTCCGTTGGGCACAGGGGGAAGTATTCAACAGCGACAAACGATTCCGAGTCCTCGTAGCTGGCAGACGCTTCGGAAAATCCTACCTCTCCTGCATCGAACTCCTCCGAGCAGCAATAAACAGACCAGGCGAAACCTACTTTTACTGTGCCCCAACCTACCGCATGGCAAAAGACATCGCCTGGAAAGAAATGAAACGCCTAATACCTCCCGAATGGATCCAAAACAAACACGAATCCGACCTAAAAATAGAACTAATTAATGGATCGTTAATCGAGCTAAAGGGAACTGAAAACGCCACCGCCCTAAGAGGCCGAAGTCTAGCAGGAGTAGTACTAGACGAAGCAGCCTTCATGGATGCAGAAGTCTGGTTCGAGGTAATCCGACCTGCCCTCGCAGACAAACAAGGCTGGACACTATTCATCAGCACCCCCGACGGAACCGCAAGCTGGTTTTACGACCTATGGTGCTACGTCCCAGAAGACAAAACAGGAGACTGGATTCGCTGGAGTTACACCACAATCGAAGGGGGCAACGTACCAGCTTCCGAAGTAGAAGCAGCAAGAGCACAACTAGACCCCCGCACATTCAAACAAGAATTTGAAGCAAGCTTTGAAAATCTCACAGGATTAGTTGCAGTTTCCTTCGGAGACGACAACATCTCCACCAAAGCAAAAGACATCTCCATACTGCCCGTACTTTTAGGAGTAGATTTCAACGTCGATCCCATGAGTGGAATCTGTGCTGTACGAGACAGCGATACCCTCTACGTTTTCGACGAAATAATAATGACGGGAGGTGCAACAACCTGGGACTTCGCAGAAGAAGTAACCCGCAGATATGGTGTAGACCGTAGAATTATTGCTTGCCCTGACCCCACAGGAGGAGCACGAAAAACAGCAGGAGTCGGAGCAACAGACCACAGCATTTTACGCAGAAGCGGATTTCGAGTATCCGCACCAAAAGCACCCTGGAAAGTCCGAGACAAAATAACCGCAGTCAACACAGCACTACTGGACGCATCCAATCAACGTCGAACATTTATCCATCCCCGTTGCAAACATCTAATAAAATCACTCCGAACTTTAACTTATGCCCCCAACACAGGACTACCAAATAAAAATCTTGGTGTTGACCACGCTTTTGATGCTTTCGGCTATCTATGTCTACAACAATTTAACTTAGCCAAACCCGAAACTTTAGGTCAAACTGACTATAGAATCTACTAAAACCCCTTCAAATGACAGAAATCACAGAAGAAATGCTCGATGCTATCGAAGCCGTAAAAGGTAAACGTAATCCTGCATTATGGGATCCTAGATGTGCATCTTATTTAGCGAATAAACCAAAAGTATCTACAAAAAGCACTGTAAAAGCGAAGAGTACCAGTTACACTGAAACAAATACTCCATCTTCTAAATAAGTCATGGCATTTTACCGTGGTGAAGAAGGTTCCGTAAAATTCAAAAACGCTACTGGCACTACAGCCGCTATTGCGTCCACAACAAACTGGAGCCTAAGCCTAACTAAAGATACTTTAGATTGCACTGCCCAAGGAGCAACATCCAGAAGCTACATCGGATCACTAATCTCTGGAACGGGATCTATTGAGTTTCTATACACAGCATCTAGCGGAGACGAAACTAACGAATTGTTAACAGATGTCTTAACAACCGAAGATGCAGCAGACGCACAATTCGAGTTATTCCTCGACACATCAGGAAGTAAAAAGATCAGTTTCAGTGGTGTAGTCACCAGTGCAGACTTTGGTACTCCTGTTGGTGATCTACAAACAGTAAGCGTAGGTTTCCAAACTTCAGGTGCAGTAACCAGTGCTGCTTAATTGTCCAAATAAATAACGGTTAAACCTGTGACCTACAGCGTACCTGGTGCTCTTCGCACCAATATTGTCAGTCAGACTTATTTAGGAGGTTCCGACAATCCTTTTACACGCACCCGTGCTGTATTAGATCAGGTAAAAGGGTGGGAAATAATGAAAGCCGTTACTCTAGGCACTGAATATTTGCGTGACAATTCACAAGCGTTTCTACCATTAGAACCCCGTGAAGATTACGACGCATATTTAGCCAGAGTAAACAGAGCTGTATTTTCTCCCTACACCCAACGCTTAGTCAGGGCTGCCACAGGTTTAATCCTTAGAAAACCTATTACATTAATAGGCGATCCATATTGGACAGATGTTTTTGCAAAAGACGTAGATGGCTGCGGCTCAGATTTAGACGAATACGCTAGAAGAAATATTATTTGCTCTTTGACCTACGGTCATAGCCACGTTTTAGTAGATTTCCCTGCACCAACAGGAGCAAAAAGTCTTGCAGAAGAAAGACAACTAAACAGAAGACCTTATTGGATAGAAATAGACCCCGAAAACATCTATGGCTGGCGACTAGACAGAGAAGTAAACTACGGAAATTTAATACAAGTAAGAATAGCCGAAAAAGCAGTGATAGCAGACGGTGAGTTTGGTGAAAAAGTATATGACCAAGTACGTGTCATAGAACCTGGAGCATACAGAATTTATCGGAAAAAAGAGACAACTAAAGATATGTACACCAAAGACAATACATTTGCAGGTAATTTTGACTCTCCCGCAAACGACACTGACTTTGAAATAGTCGAATCAGGTGATTATTCCCTTGGTGAAATACCTTTAGTAACGATTTATTCTGGAAAAACAGACACATTAACGAGTAAGCCACCCTTATTAGACATTGCCTACTTAAATTTGGCACATTTTCAGCGTCAGGCTGACCTAATCCATAGTTTGCACGTTGCTTCACAGCCATTATTGGTAATGGAAGGCTGGGACGATCAGACTAAAGACATGGCTATCAGCGTAAATTACGCAATGGCTACCCAACCAGGCAATAAAATCTATTATGTAGAGCCAGCCGCTAGTGCATTTGAAGCTCAAGCCAACGAAATACAAGAATTGCAGTTACAAATGGCAACATTAGGAATTAGTACGCTTTCACAACAAAAATTTGTTGCAGAATCAGCAGATGCCCGAAGACTGGACCGTGTAGATACAAATTCCATGCTTTCAATGGTATCTATGGAATTAGAACAAAAATTACAAAAAGCATTTAATTTATCAGCCGATTATTTACAAATAGAACCTCCAGAAGTAAAGATTAGCCGTGACTTCGACATCGACAGACTTATAGGCCAAGATGTAAGTGCTTTAACATCACTATTTGACCAAAAAGTAATAGATAGAGACGAATTTAGACAAATATTAGTACAAGGAGAAGTCCTTCCAGCAGCTACAGAAGACGACAATACAGATTTAACTTAGATAGCGTAAGTTATAGCTCCATTAGTTGCAAAATCCATATCTATTTGTATTAAATTATCAAGGTCTAAGTTAATCCTACTTCCTGTAACTACACCCTTAAAACTAATCTTTTTAGACCCAGAAGTATCAGTATAAAGTTCAAATAAACTATTACCCGTATTACCCGTAGTATTAACTCTTTTTAAGAAAGCTTGTGTTTCGTCTCCACTTGTAGCGGTATATAAAACTTTGACTGTACCCGTTCCAGAAATAATTCCACCTTCTGTTCCTTTATATCCTGTTCTATCTCCTATCAAGGTTGTATCAACAGTCTCTTTTACTACATTTAGCGTCCATCCTGTAGTACTTGCTATAGCTGCTGCACTTGTTCCAGCGTCATCAAACTTAACGGAACCTTCCGTACCTCTATAGAAAGCCATGTTTTTAACTTAATTCTGCTCTATACTACATCTGAATAACATTTTATTATGCCTTCTGTAGAGCTAGTTAATGGGAAATGGGTTCCCGTTTCTGGTGTAAGAGCAACCGATCTTGATGCTGGTAATGTAGTAACAACACCAGAGGTTAAGAAAGCTCCTGCTACCAAGCCAGCCCCTAAAACTGTTGTTTCCGAAGCAACTAAAACAGCTAAACCAAAAACTGACGCTTAATTATGGTCGAAGAGAAAGTCATACAGCCTGAGTCTGTGGCTCCTGCTGAACAGCCTGTGGCTGAGACTACAACTCCTCAAGCACCCAACCTTGACAGTGTTAAGGCTGAGTACGAGAGCAAAATTGCTGCATTAGAAGCAAAAATCGCTGAAGAAGGCGAAAAATTCAAAGGCATCAAGACCAAACTTGATGACGTTTACAAAAAAGCCGATGACAAAAGGAAGCAAGACCTCGAAGACCAAGGGCAATGGAAAACCCTCTGGGAAGAAGCCAACAAAACAGCCCAAGACAAAGACCAAAAAATATTAGAACTTAACCAGGAATTAAAGAACTTAAAAAGCTCTAACGAGTCTGCGAACATTAAGAACTCTGCTCTTTCAGCAATCAGTGATTCTGGAGCGATTAACGCACAACAGACCCTATCTTTACTGCAAGATAAACTTCAGAGAAACGATAAAGGCGAAGTTGTTGTATTAAATGGAGGTGTTCAGCAAGATCTTAATGCTTACATAAGTAACCTAAAAAATCCTGGTAGTGGATGGGAACACCACTTCAAACCTAGCTCTGCGGCTGGGATGGGTGCAAAACCAACACCGACCTCTAATGTCTCTCCAGGCATGACTAATCCCTGGAAAGAAGGTAGTATTAACATAACAAGGCAGATGACCCTTGAAAGCACCGAACCTGATCTTGCTGCTGTGCTCAAGAAGGAGGCAGGTGCTTCCTAGTTAGTTTCTGTGAGGCTAACATCCTAGTCTGTGACTAGGATTTGCAAAAAATTATTTTTAAGTAGAAATGGCAGCCCCGTTTCAGAATTATTCGGGCGGTGTTCTATTAGCGGACATCGTAAAAAGGAATAATTTGTCTCGCTACGTGCAAGAGGCAATTAAAGAACGCAGTCTTTTTGTAAAAAGTGGAGCAGTTGTAAGAAACAGCTTCCTTGATTCAAGAGAAGGCGGTACACGCATCCAAGTTCCTGAGTTCAACCCTGTTGCACCAACAGAAGAGATCATGGACGGTACAGCTACCTGGGGAACTTCGGGTGCTGGCTACATGACCCCTCAGAAAATTGGTACAGCAACCCAAATTGCAACAATCATCCACAGAGGTTTCTCATACGCTGTAGATGACATTGCAACATTGGCTGCTGGTGAAGACCCAATGAACGCAATCCGCAACCAGCTTGCAGATGCAATCAACAAGCTAAACAGCCAAAGATTGTTCTACCAGTTACATGGTCTATTCGGTACTGCTCTTAGTGGCAATGCTGGTGACTATGCAGTAGCAGCATCTTCAGGTCAAGCAGAAGCAAACTATCTTTCAGCATCTAACGTTGCTAAAGCTAGAGCACTTCTTGGAGAGCGTGGCGATGAGTTAGACACACTAATCGTTCACCCAAATGTAGGTTTCTATCTCTATCAGGTAGGACTATTAACATTCTCTACTTCTGCACTTTCAACTGGAACAGGTATCCAGTGGGGTGGCGGCGGGGCTGGTATTGATGCAAGAAGCATTGGTACTTTTGCTGGCATGAACGTGATTATGGATTCTCAGGTTAACGCTGTTCAACCTGGAACTTCTGGTCATATCAAGGAGTACTACTGCTACTTGGTTAAGTCTGGAACAATCCTTGAGGGTGTTCAGCAAGACCTCAGAATTGAAGCAGATAGAAACGTGTTATCGAAACAGGATGTACTTTCTGTTGACTACCACACTGCGTATCACGTTATGGGTACTAAGTGGGGTAATGCTGCTGATAACCCAACCAATAGTGTTCTTGGTAACAAGGACAACTGGACTGCAACTTATGATGCAGACCTAATTCCTATGGTTCAGTTAACAGTTAACACACCATTAGACACTTCAACTCTTTGATCTATACTTAGATCGGATGGAAGACCCTCACCATTTATTTGGTGGGGGTTTTTTATGACGCTACAATAAAAACAATGTTTGAGAGATAAGCGTGGCAGCTACTATTCACGCCACTTTGAAAGGAGAAAGCTCCAATAGCTATGTGACATTGGCAGATGCCAATAGTTACTTTGAAACTTCTCCTGACGATTCAACGTGGACAAATAAAACAGACGATCAAAAAAATCGGGCATTAATTTCTGCATGTCGGTGGATAGATAGTCTTAATTACTACGGTGATCGTTGCGACGAATCGCAAGCACTAAAATGGCCTCGAAATAACTATCAAGTTGATGATGTAGAGCTAACTTGTAGTTCGATCCCCAACAACATAAAGTACGCACAATATGAACTAGCAAAAGCTTTAGCAAATGATACAGATGCAATAACTGGCAACAAAGGTACTGACGGAACCTACGAAGAGGTCAAACTAGGGGAAATAGAAGTTAAATACAACACCGATAGCCAAGGTGTTGGCACGATTAACAATGTTTTTGACGTTTATCCTTGGTTGCAGTCCTATCTTGGTCCTTATTGTCTTGGTGGAAGTGGCAGCTATCAAGTACGGGTGGTGAGAGGATAAATGGCAGGTACACTAGACACCCTCTTCAAACAAGTAGCAAAACAGGTTGTTGCAGACTTGGGATCTGCTATGGATGCGTCCATAACTTACACACGAAAAACATCCCCCACATACAACACTGCCACTGGATCGGTCACAACAACAGACACAAATTACTCAATAAAAGTACCTGTTGAATTTGTAGATTCAAGTGAGCAAGCGGGTTTCCAAGAAAATAAAGCAAGGTTATACATCACACCAGATTTAATTGGAGATAGCCAACCTTTATTGCAAGATGAAATAACGCTTACTTTTTCTGGATCAACAAGAATAGCGAAAATAGTAGATATTAGGACTTTAAAAGGTGGTCAGGAGTATCTTTTTCGTGTGGATGTTGTTTTCTAATGACTTTAGTTAAAGCCAGGGCAGCCTTCGAGACTGCAATCAAAAACGCTGTAAATACTGCGGATAACACAGTAACAGTTGTTTTTGACAACATGCCTTTTACCACTCCAGGTAAAACCAAAAAATATGTGATGGTCAGCTTGGATTTTGAGCAAGCAACGTACCAAGCACAGGGAGCATCATCTGATTACTACAGTGGTTCTATAAGGTGTGGAATTATGACACCTAAGAACAAGGGAAGTGCTGTAGCTGCTGCTGTATCTGAATCCGTAATAGATGGACTTACATCTATAAATGCAGCAGACTATTCCGATACTTATTCTGTTTCTCCCCGTGTATCAGAAATAAGTGGTCCTACTTCCGTAAACAGAGAAGGAGACAGCCATTATTTAAGTGTCGTAAGCTGCGATTTCACTGCCAATGCCTAGCATTAAAGACATATCTCAGTTACCCAACGATATTAAGTTGAGGGTAGAAGAGGCTGTTTCTATAGCTGCAACAGAAATACATTATTCGCTTCAGTACACAAGTCCTTGGTGGACAGGTACTTTCAATAAAAACTGGATCGTAAGTTCTACTGCTGTAGAACCTACAGTTCCCAGAGATCCTCCTTCTGGTTCTTTTGAAATTCCAGATCCCACAGAAAGAGGTGCTCCTAAAAAGTATCCTTATATTCCAGCACCTATGGGTAAACCTTTATACATAGGAAACCAGACAGAATATGCAGGATTTGTAATTAATAACCCGAAGGCAAGGATGCCAAATTTAATGGGTAAACCTGTTACTTACAGAAAACATTCTGAAAGTTTTTCTATTACTCCTAGACCTGCTGTATTTAGTTGGTTCAAAATTTATACAAAGACGGGTAAAGGTAAGTTTCTTATGAAGGATGTTACTAAAGGTTTTAGGAAGGCAGGTTTTGGCATAACTGTTAGCCAAAACAAAGAAGGGGTTAAAAGTTTATACTAATCGAGTTATACTACAGAAATAATCTGAATATCTTATGGCTACACAAAGGGCTATTGAAGCACTAAAGAAAGCTTTTAGTGTCGAAAAACGTAGTAGTTACGCTATTTATAACGGAGAGGATCTTGTATTAAAGATCTATTGGACTCCTATAACAATAGCGGATAGGGATGCCATAAATAACACACTAAAAGCCATGAACAAGGCTGACGATGAAACAAGTCTTGATTTTGCTTTACAAGTCATTATCAATAAAGCAGAAGATAAAGTAGGTAAAAGATTATTTTCTGAAGCAGATAGACCAGCATTAAGAAGAGAATTACCTCTTTCTTTGCTGCTAGATATTATGGGCAAGATGCAAAGTATGGAGGAGGAGGCAACTCCCGATGCCGTAAAAAGCCCGACTGGAGAATGATAATTATCTGTTTTTACAGTTTTTTGTAGCCGAAAAGCTAGGTAAAACGATAACTGAGTTGCGAAATGGGATGACTGCGGAAGAGCTATATGCTTGGAGTGCGTACTACACGTTAAAAGCAGATGCAGAGAAAAAAGCGTATGAAGAGTCTCGTAGACAAGCTCAATACAGGAACATGAGGTAGAATTTTTATATTAAATAGGAACTGACAGTGGCATTAGGAGCCGAGTACAAAGTAAATATAAAATTAGACACAAAAGAATTTGATGCCCAATTAAAAACTCTTCAAACAAAAGTAAACAATATAGGTAAAGTCGCAGTCAGAGGAGGAAGAGGTGGAGCAAAAGGAGGTAATAAGAAAGGGGGTTTATTAGGAGGATTACTTGGTGGAGGAGATAAAGCTAGTTATAACACCATAAATAGAGAAGCTACCGCCTTATTAAATTCATATAAAAAGGTATTAACTGCAAAATTAAAAACAGTAAATGTAGAAGAAGCTGCTTATAAATTTTCAAAAGCTACAGACGGGCTAGAGAGAGGAAAAGTTAAGTATGCGAGACAGCTTAGAGGGGAATTTAATCAAATTGTAGCTGCTAAGAAAGTAGGACTAGCTATAGAGAAATATAATACAGAAGAAATAAGAAAGCAGCAAAGACTTCTTGGGGCACAGGCTAATAAAGGCAAAAAGATTTCTTTTCCTAATAGTCCTTATTCTCCTGATTTTGCAGCAAGAGGGGCAAGAATGGGAGGTAGAAGAACTTCCATAGAAGCAAAAGAACGTTTAAGAAATCAGCAAACAGATATAAGACAACGTGCCGATTATTTAGAAACTGCTTTTGGTGGTCCTACTTCAGGAACTAGAAAATTAAGAAGAGAAATAGGAAAATTATCTACTTTACAGGGTAAACCAGGGCAAATGGGTGCTGCTAATAGGCAGTTATCTATTGTACGAAGAGTATTACGTGTAGAAGAGGGACGTTTAAAAGTAACAAGAGAAAGAATCAGATTAGAAAAAGAAGCAAACAGAGTAAAAGTACAAGAATTTAATGACTTCAAAAGAGCAACAAGACTTAAATATGGAACGGACAGGATGCCTGTCAGAGGAGGCGTTGACATACCTGGTTCACCTAAACAGATAGAAGCAACACAGGCTAAATCTAATAGAAAATTAAATACTCGATTAGGTTTACTTAAACAGATAAGTGGATTTAGATCCAAGATTAATAAGTTTGAATTAGATACTTTAGGTAATGCAGAATTAACTTCTCAACTAGACCAAGTAAGAATAAATACAGTAAAAGCAGCCAAGAGTGTCCAGAAAGGAAATTACGATTTAGCGGCTAAACAATTAACGATAGCTAAGACTTATGGAAACGAATTAAGTGCTCGCTTAGTAACAGAAAAAGGAATAACAAAAGAAGCAAATAGAAGATACAGAGATGCTGAAAGAGAGAGGAAAGAAGTAATAAGAAATGCCCCTAAGATGTCTGTTACAGGAAGACTTTCTACAGGTGGCTACGTTCCAGGATCTCCTGGTTATAGCACAAGCACA